AAAGATGACTAATGAAGAACTCAATAAGTTCACCAAAAATTCATTGAGAATCACATCAACTGCATTTGATGATGAAATCAAGGCTCTAGTTACAGCTGGCATTGCTGATATTACTCAGGCCACTGATAAAGCTTTTGACATTAATGATGCAGTTCAGTGTAACGCTGTAGCGGTATATGCTCAGGCTTATTTCGGCTATGGTGATGATAAAGCCCTGGCTCGATATCAGAATATGCTTCAGTCAATTGGACTTAGGAACATCAAGCACGCTGAGGAGACTGCAAATGAAGGATGAGGGATTACTTAAGTATTACAAATTAGTAAATACCGCGCCAAAGGGAGCGAAGCCAGTTGAAAAGCTTGTGTATCTGAATCAGGATGCATTTTATGCGAATAAAACTATTGGAATGCAAAGAATGTATGCTGCTAAGGGTGCCGATTATAAGCTCGATAAATTGGTTTTTTCCTATCATACGCCAGTCCCTGAAGCCGCGAAATATGTGATTTTAGAAGATGGAAGGCAGTACAGAATCGGAGACATCTCGTTGGATGTTGAAGAGAATGGCTGCCTTTTATCTTTAGAAAGGTTGGTTGATTATTATGAAGTCGCTGACGAGTCTACTCCAATCACCACTTACTGAGTTTGGAAAGCTTGATTTTTGTTATCACTTTCTGAAGCCTGAAGAGGTGAAAGCTCCTTACGCAGTATGGCAAGAGCAAAGTGAAACTAATTTTCACAGTGACAATTCTAAATCTGAGAGGTTCCTGGAAGGTACAGTGGACTATTTCACTCAAACTGAAAGTGATCCGAATCTTGATTCGATTGAAGCTGCTCTTGATGCGTTTGAAGCTACCTGGTCGCTCGTTTCGGTTCAGTTCGAGTCAGAAACTTATCTGATTCATTATAGCTGGGAATGGAGCTGCTCATGAGTAGCGTATCAACTAAAGGCTTAACTGAAACGATGAAGATGTTCGAAAAGCTTGCTGGCGATACTGATGAGATAGTTGAGAAGGCCATCAAAGAAGGAATCGGCATTGTTACGGATGAGATGAGAAGGGAGATTTCATCGCTAAAGACATCTGCAGACAATGAAGGCGGAAAGCAAAAACAAAGATATCCTTCTAAAAAAGATGTTAAAGGCCTTCTTGATTCTCTTGGATTTACACCAGTAAAGCTCAATGGCTCTAAGTTTGATATAAAGAGTGGATTTGATGGATACAACACCGTTATAACGAAAAAATATCCTCAAGGCCATCCAAATCAAATGATAGCCAACTCAATCAACAAGGGAACTTCATTCATGACAGCCCAGCCTTTTATAAATCGCACTAAAAAAGTTTCACAGCAGCAAGCTGTGGATGCAATCGATAAAGTGATCACACAAGAAATTGCGAGGATCACAAAATAATTTTTGAGAGGAGAAAAGAAGATGAGCGCAGTCGGAAAAGTAATCACTGGCTTTTCAAAGCCTTATGTAGCTCTTTATTCTGCAAGCGGTGGCTCAATTACATACTCAAGCGGACAGAAGCTCGCAAGAGGTGTTTCAGTCCAGGCATCGCCTGAGAGTTCAGATGCTAACAATTTTTACGCTGATAATATCATCGCAGAGTCACTCGCTGGCCAGTTTACTGGTGGCCAGGTAACTCTTACAGTTGATGGCCTTCTTCAGGATGCTGAAAAGCTTATCCAGGGCCTTCCATCTGCAGATGCTGACGGACTCATGCACTATGGTGATAATCAGCAGAAGCCATTCTGTGGAATCGGCTTTATTGTTCGCTATATGAGCGACAATACAACTTACTACACTCCAGTAGTATTCACAAAGGGAACTTTCAATCAGATTGAGCTTTCAGCAGAAACTCAGGGCGAAGAAGTAGAGTTTCAGACTCAGGAGCTTGTATTCAATATCATGAAGGATGATTCATCAAATCATGATTGGAAGCTCGTAGGTGGAGAGCTTGCTTCTGAATCTGCAGCTGAAGCTATCGTTCAGAAAGCTCTCGGAATTGCTCAGGAGCCAGTAGTAACCTAATGGAAATTTAATATTAGATATTGTGTTGATAGTGAGAGCCTTTATTTTTAAAGGCTCTCTTTTTTATTAAGGAGAGAGAGATACATGATCAATTTAAACGAATTAAAGTTCGAGAGGACTGTTTGGGCTGAGCGAAAGCTTGCGAAACTTTGTCCTAACAACAACATAAAACTATTTGGAAAAGTGTTTGATTCTGAAGATACAGACAAACAATTTGATGCCATGGAAGAGATCATCATTATCATGCACATGGCTTATGAAAGAAAACAAAAATTCTTGGGTAATGAATTTGAAAGTATAGAAGTCACAAAAGAAATGCTTGATAACCTTGATGAAGATGAATTGACAGCTCTTGCAATGAGAGCTTTTAAGGATTTCAAGCAAGATGGTGAGGTTACTGTGGAAGCTGAGCCAAAAAAAGAAGAGGCCGAGGAAATTCCTCAGACAACAGAATCTACATCAACGATTCTTGGCTCATCTACTTCGGCCACTGCTTAAATATGAGCCGTGAAGAAGTTATGAATACTCGCTGGGGCGAGTTTGTTGATCTAATAAATTGTAGAGCAATTGAATCAGGTGGAGCTAGGCAAAAGCCACCTAAGAAAGAAATGGATTTCTTTGAATTTTTAGCTTTAAAGTAAGGAGATTCTTATGGCTACAATTGGAGTAAAAATTGAATTAGAAGGCGCTCCTCAATTTAAGGAGAACATGAGCAATCTTAAGGCTCAAACTAAGATGTATCAATCGCAGCTTAAATCTTTAAGCTCACAGATGGGCTCCAATGTTTCAGCCTTTAAGAAATCGATAACAGAATCAAAGGCCCTAGAGCAAGTTTTAGATGCTCAGAAGAATCAGCTGAAACTTCTTGAGGATCAAATCGCAAAAACCAGTGAAAAATATGGCGAAGATTCTACTCAGGTTATAAGACTTAAAACAGAATATCAAAATCTTAATGCTGCCATAGCTGAAACAACTGCTGACTTAGAAGCTCATGGCGGAGTTTTAGGAGCTTTAGGAGCAGAGTTTGAAGATATTGGAAACAAAATCGCATCAGTTGGCGATAGGGTTTCAGGTGTTGGAGACAAACTCACCAAAAGCGTAACAGCTCCGATTGCTGGCATTGCTGCAGCTGGTGTTAAAACAGCGGCTTCATTTGATAGTTCAATGAGTCAAGTGGCGGCTACAATGGGCTTCACTGTAGATGAATTAAATGATTCCACAAGTGATGCAGCTAAAACTATGCAGCAGCTTGGAGATTTTGCGAAAGAGATGGGCTCCACAACAGCTTTTTCTGCTTCTGAAGCGGCAAGCGCATTAAATTACATGGCTTTAGCTGGATATGATGCTGAAACATCAATGAAAATGCTTCCAACAGTGTTAAACCTTGCTGCAGCTGGTGGCATTGATTTAGCTTCAGCTTCGGATATGGTTACAGATGCACAATCTGCTTTAGGTCTTTCTCTTGAAGAAACTTCTGCTCTTGTAGATCAGATGGCTAAAGCTTCATCAAAATCTAACACATCAGTAGCACAGCTTGGCGAAGCACTTTTGACTATTGGTGCTACTGGCGCAAATGTATCAGGCGGAACTGCAGAGCTTGCTACTTCTCTTGGTGTTTTAGCTGATAATGGTATCAAGGGCGCTGAAGGTGGAACTCATCTTCGAAATATGATTTTGTCTCTTCAGGATGCTGCAAAAGATGGCGCAGTTGATTTCGGCGATTTCTCCGTTCAAGTTTATGATGCTGAAGGAAACTTCCGTGAAGTTTCTGCAATCATGCAAGAAGTATCTTCAAACATGAACGGAATGAGCCAGGAAGCAAAAGATGCCATTGTTTCAGGTGTCTTTAACAAAACTGATTTGGCTTCGGTTAATGCGATGCTCAATACAACTTCAGATAGATTTTCTGAGTTGAGAGGTGATATCGACAACGCAACTGGAGCAGCTCAGGATATGGCAGATGTTCAGCTGAATAATTTGGATGGTCAAATCACTTTATTGAAATCTGCTCTTGAGGGAGCAGCTATCTCAATTGGTGAAACTTTGATGCCATATATTCAACAGATGGTCGAAAAAATCCAGGGTGCAGTGGATTGGTTTAATAATCTATCAGAATCTCAGAGAGATCTGATTGTTAAGATTGGCCTTGTAGTTGCTGCTATCGGCCCAGCGCTTTCAATCGTTGGAAGAGCTTTGACGATAGGTTCTAAGCTATTCACTGGGATGGGTAGCATATTAGCGTTTATTCCTAATATTATCGGAGTAGTTTCAAGTATAGGAACACTTCTAACAGCTACAATTATTCCAGCTATCACTGGAGTGATTGCAGCAATAGCTCCATTTTTGCCAGTTATAGTTGGCGTTGGAGCTGCCATTGCAGCAGTTGTTCTTATAGTTCAAAACTGGGGTGCTATTACAGACTGGATCAGTGAAAAATGGAGCCAGTTTACAACCTGGCTATTTGAAACAGTTGAAAACATAAGGACATATTTCAATGAGACTTTCACTGCTTTGGGAGAGTTTTTGAAAAATTTATTTGTGACTTGCTGGGAGAATGTAAAGCTTACATTTCAAAAGGCTTGGGATAGCTTAGCTCAGATTATTCAAAACGCAAAAACGAATGTAGTGAACAAGATCACAAATTTGATCAATGGAATCAAAGAAAAGTTCACTAATTTCGTTAATTTAGCAAAAGAATGGGGCTCACATCTCATTCAGAATTTTATCGATGGCATTAAGCAGAAATGGGAAGATCTAAAAAATACTGTAGGAATGGTTGCTGAGACTATAAAACAGTATTTGGGCTTTTCGGTTCCTGAAAAAGGCCCTCTTCACGTTTCAAACGAGTGGCCAACTCACTTCATGGAGAATTACGCTCAAGGAATCGAAGCTGCGCGATATCTGATAAAAGATGCAGTTGCTGAAGTTGCTCAGGATGTGACAGTTCTTGCAAATCCGATTGATTCAGCCCAGGTATATGATGCGGTAAGACTTGGAGCATCTAATGCTTCAATTACACTTACAATCGGAGAAAG